TTGATTGCTTTATTGCAGATAATACTGATGATCCTAAGGGAGAGTTAAAGAAACTATTTGATGAAAGAATATCTTTAGTTGAAGTTATTTCTCTCTTGCAAGAGCACTCTGCAAGGCATTTTATGAATCAACTTGTAGTTGTGGAAAATTCCAAAAATTTAGGCGAGAAATTGGAGCTTTGTCAATTGTGTAGTTTACCAACATCTATGTGCAAATGTTGTCAGTTTGGTATAGATATCCCTGCGGAGATTAGAAAATCCGTAGATTGGATTTTGGACCATCGTGTTCTAAATGTTTTATATATTTTCCAGGACAATCAGATTTATTCTAAACATGTTTCCACAATAATTGCTTTTTTGAAAAGGCAGGATAGATGGGAAGGCCCAGATACTTTTCGTAATTTTGGTCATTGTTCCATTCTTTTTGCATTATTGTGGTATCTTTTCTTTTCCGTTATTAATTTTATGTGGTTTATTTCAGCTATATATTTTTATTTATCTTCTTTTTATGTCTTTTATAAAACTAAACTTATTGCCATATCTGAATTTCACGGAACAGTTAAATATGTTTTTAAGTCTGTTCGATCACAAAGAGCTAAGAGATTCTTTGCTTCTTGTGTCGTTGTTGCAATAGCTTATAAACTTATTAAACGTTATAGAGCTTTTTTGCAATTTCAAGGTAATTTGCTTAACCCATCCGCTGAGGAAGTGGATATTAGGGATAAAGAAGCAAATCCTTGGGTCGGCGCTTATGTCCAGCCCGTACCTCAAAATCTTCATGTACAATGTAGTAAGGAGCAACTTATAAATAATGTTGAGTCTAATCTATGTTACTTGAGATTACCTCACCATCCTGATGGTGTTGCGTTTTGTGATATATTTTTCTTAAAATCAAATATTGCTGTAATTCCACAACATATGTGGCATGCAGAAGATATGAGATATGAAGTGTACCACACACAACGAGTAGTAGCTAATGGCGATACCGCCCCACATAAGCGTGGACATGGTATACTTAGCCGTTTGCACTCCTACCACATTCCTGGTACTGATTTATGTATTGTATATATTCCAGGATGTGGAACTTGGCGAGATGTTACAAGATTTTTGCCAGATTCTAAGATAGGAGATACCCATGCGACTATGATATATAGGCGTAATAATGGGACTACTGTAAGATTCAGTACGTATCTGAACAAGTCTGATATTATTAAAGTCAAAGATTTGGAATATTCTGGACATACTTATGTTTTACCTATAGACACTTTTTGTGGTTTATGTATGGGAACTTTGATATCAGACACTAAACCCTCTCTCATTGCAGGCTTTCATTTGGCTGGCAATGGCAAGCATGGTGCTTCGGGCTTTTTAACAAAAAATATGGTTGAAAATGCCTGTTCACAGTTAAGTAAAATTAATTCAATTTTACTACCACACAGTGATGGAAATTTTCCGGAAAAACAATGTGGTGTAAAACTTTTAGATAGTACTTCAGTGCACCAAAATTCCTGCGTTAATTATATACCAGTTGATGGAGTTTTTAATGTATATGGATCTTGTCCTGGGAGGGCCACCTATAGGTCTGAAGTTGTAAAATTACCTATATCTGATGATATTACAAAGGTCTGCGGAGTGCCTTGTTTATGGGGAAAACCCAAAATGCACCCTTGGAAGCCTTTTTATGTAAATTTACAGAACACTTCAAACCCCTCTCTCGGTTTTCCTGCTCAAGCTTTGGAATGGGCAGTCAATGATTGGCTTGAACCAATGTTAAAATTGATCAAGCAGAAACCTTGGAATAAGTCTGTTAGACCTTTGACCGAAGTTGAAACCGTGAGTGGCATCGATGGGCAACGCTTCATGAATGCTATGGTAGGTAGTACCTCTATCGGCGTTCCTCTGAGTGGACCCAAGAAGAATCATATGCTTGCATTGAATCCTGATTATTATCCAGGACATGCATGCCCTATGGTTTTTGATGAAACGATAATGACTGAAGTTGCACGTCTTAAGGCTGCATATCTTAGTGGCGAGCGCGGATATTTTATATTAAAAGCGTCCCCTAAAGATGAAGCTACAAAACTAGACAAGGACAAAGTTAGAATTTTCTTTGGATGTCCTGGTGCTGCCTTATATATTTTGAGGCAGTATTTACTTAGTGTTATTCGTTTTATTTGTATGAACCCACTAGTTGCTGAATGCGCTGTCGGAATAAATTCACATGGTCCTGAGTGGGACCAACTGGCAAAGCATGTTACCAAATATGGTAAAGATCGCATTTTAGCGGGTGATTACAAGGCATATGATACTCGAATGTCGTCTCAACTTACTTTAGCTACGTATAATATGTATGTTAAGATTGCTGAGGCTTCTGGCAATTACACTCAAGATGATATAACAATCATGAAGGGTGCGATTACTGATTCTTGTTATCCTTTCATTTCTTTTAACGGAGATTTGATTTCTTTGCACGACTTACACATTTCTGGTACACCTATTACAGCTGTAGCCGGTAGTGGCGCTAATTCATTAATGCAAAGATGTGCCTACTATACCGTCACAAAACAAGAAAACAAGAAGTTGGAAAAATTCCGTGATATTGCTTCTATTCAAACTTTCGGAGACGACACAGAAGGTAGTGTTGCAAAGAGAGCAGAACATTTCAATTTTATTTCACTTCAGAATTTTCTAGCCGAATCTGGTATAGAGTTTACCATGCCCGATAAAAAGTCAGCTCCTAAAAAGTTTCTACATATTGACGAAACGGATTTTCTTAAAAGAAGAAACGTTTATTGTGAAGAATTAGATCAAATTATGGGTGCATTGGATAAACAATCTATTTTCAAATCATTGCACTGTGTATTAAAGAGTAAACACGTTACTACTTTACAGCAAGCGCAAATGAATATTGATGGAGCTATGAGAGAAATCTTTTTACATGGCAAAGATGAGTACGAAACTCTTCGAGCCCAATTAAAAGAAGTAGCTGCTAGAAATGATGTGCACGGTTGCCTTATGTTAGGTGTTTCATATGATGAACATATGCAAAACTACAAGGAAAAATATTACGGAGCAGAACCTGAAACACAAGAAGTCGGAGAAATTTTCGATTTCGTTTTTCAATCCGGGACCGAACGTTACCTTTCTCCCAAAGAGTATTCCCGTTCACGTTATGTGGCCAAGAGAGCTGCACAACGGGAGTTAGATAGGAAGAAAGGTTGCATTTTCGAGTATGAGGATGAAACGGTTAAAATTGTGCGCAGGCACCATGCTTCCAACATTATTAAAGGTGTTGAGGAACTTCCCAGTTTTTTCGCTATGAAGAAGAATAAAAGAACAACTAATTTTTTCGATTTATTGAGGATCATGCCACATAAGCCTTGTTTTTATGAGTCTGAAATGACCGCACCTGGTCAACCACCCTTAGGGGATATAGACTTAGGCTTTTTTGTTGGTGGTGATAGAGAATTTGCCATTTTTGAAATGAAAAAGACACTCCACAAAGGTTGTTCTTCAAAGAATCGTCGCCAGGTTGAAGCTATGGTGAGACATTTATCTCGTTATAATAAGGATGCCATTTTTCATGGTTTCTTAGCACGAGGTACAAAGATTCATCATGTAGCTTCTTCTGGCGAGCCGTGTAAGAAAGTTCGCAAGTTGGAATTATTTACTCACTGCTACTCCGGTGTGGTGTTATAATAATCATCTTCACGGCTCTGACCTGGCGAGGTCATTAAATATACGCTCTCAGACCTGGCGAGGTCTTTAAAAATACGCTTTCCCTTGGCATTAGGTGTATAATGCCACTCCATCCCATTGATTACGACAGAGTAAAAATGATTTGTCTGTGTTAATTTTAGCTCTGGCGCTTTGGGGTGTGTGTATATTATTGTATATAAACAGACGTCCTTTGGAGAGTGAGTCGCTCCATAGGTACTAATACGAACTTACTTCAAATGATAAAAACATAAATATAAGTATGGCAGAAAGTTATATGAAAGAACAAAACGTGTCTTTTAATGATCAGTCTGCTGGATACAAGTATGAAATTACTTCAAGTATTGATAGTACTCGTACAAATACTGACGCTAATGATGTGGACTTAGGTAACTTTTTTGAAAGGCCTTTGAAAATTGCGTCGTATGAATGGTCCACAACTATTACTCTTTTTGAAACTTTCAACCCTTGGACTCTATTTTTAGAAAATCCGAGAGTTGCTAACAGAATTAGTAATTATAAGCTATTGAAAGGTAAATTGCATGTAAAATTCATGGTTAATGGTAATGCTTTCTATTATGGTAGATTGTTAGCTAGTTATCAACCTAGACACTTGTCGGATGATCTTACTGTAAACAGAGCCTTAGTTTTTGCTGATAATGTGGAAGCTAGTCAAAGACCACATATTTTTATTGATCCATGCACTAATCAGGCTGGGGAGATATCATGTCCTTTTCTGTGTGATACAGATGCTCTAAATATTCCTAAGGGAGATTGGAGGAAAATGGGAGAAATGTCACTTCGTGAATTAACCCAATTAAGACATGCTAATGGAGCTACAGAACCAATTACCATTACTGTTATGGCTTGGATGTCTGAAGTTACCTTATCCGCCCCGACTGCTGCCAACTCCGCTGGGCTTACGGCTCAAGTTGGATTTGAACCACAATGTCATTTCGAATTTCAAAGCGGTAACAGCAAGAAAAGTAGACTTAACAAAACCACAAATATGCAAAACAAAAATAATAGTAAAATGGCAAAGCAGGATGAATATGGTACGGGTCCGGTTTCGGGCCCTGCTGCAACGGTTGCAAGAATCGCTGGTATGCTTAAAGACGCACCTGTTATCGGTCCTTACGCCAAAGCGACTCAAATTGCTGCTGGCGGCATCTCAAATATTGCTAAATTGTTTGGCTATTCTCGACCTCCTACTTTAGCCCCTGAGGTCAAGGTCCAACAGAGACCCCTCACTGGGTTAGCTTTGACAAATATTCCAGATGAAACAGAGAAATTGTCTTTTGATGCTAAACAGGAGTTGACTGTTGATGGATCAGTAGTCGGTCTTGATAATACTGATGAGATGACTATTAAAGGTATCGCCACACGTGAGTCTTTTTTGACTTCAACTACTTGGCAAACTACCGATTTAGTAGATCAAATTCTTTTTAGTTCTGCTGTTACTCCATGCCAAAAATTGCAATATGGCACTTCTCCTATCGAATATCATCAAACTGCGTGTTCATTTGCGTCAGTTCCTTTTAAATATTGGAGGGGTACTATGAAGTATAGATTCCAAATTGTTTCAAGTGCCTATCATAAAGGTAGGATCAAAATACAATGGGATCCCGTAATATATCAATCTCAGGAGACTAACGTTCAGTATACACAAATTGTTGATATATCTGATGAGAAAGATTTTACTATGGAAATAGGTTGGGGTAGTGAATATGGTTGGTTAGATTGTGTCAGTTATAAAACAGCTGCACACACTACTAGGATAGCCTATCCCACTTCTATTAGCAATACTTTTGCAAATGGAGTACTTACAGTTTCTGTTTTAAATACTCTAACTTCTCCGAGTTTGTCAGCAGGTGATACTGTTTCTCTTAACGTATTCGTTTCCGCTGGAGATGATATAGAATTTGCAGTTCCTACTACATCTCAGCTTGCTGTCCATTCTTATTTTCCACAGATTGGTTTTCAACCACAATCTGGTATGGAAGATACCAGTATTGTACAGCAGGATAAGGATTGTACTGATGAACCGTCTAAACCAATGGATCAGCAAATTATGAATACATTTGCAATGGCACCGGATATTACTGATTATAATGCAGATGTATATCATGGCGAATCCGTTCGGTCTTTTCGTCAATTATTGAAGAGATACAATTTTGTCGGAACTATTGGAATTAAGGCGGATAACTTAGCTTTCGAAAATAATTTTGTTATGAAACATTATCCTCCTCTTCCCAATCAAAATACTAATTCTTATTGGGATGACTTGCTTGGTACTGCACATGGTAAAAATATGAATTCTACTACGTTATTGTCGTACCTCTATCCAGCTTTTGTAGCTATGAGAGGGGGTACCAGATGGCGTATAATTCAGTTCAGCAATAGGGATACGCAGACTCAGGGTACTTTGACTATTTCTTTAGATCCTGACGCCACTATTTGTGGACCTCGATATGCCGCGTATGTTGATTTAACAACTCCTTTTCAGCAATATTTCAATGGAAAGAGACTTACTTCCGGGTTGTATTCATGGGCAGGTCAATCAATACAAGTTAATCGTCACAATAGCGTCGCATATGCAGAAATTCCTTATCAAACATCGAGAAGATTTCTCCATGCTCGGGATACTCATAGGAATGTCTATGATGGAGATCGCCCAGTACTTGTCAATTGTGCTGGTCCAACTGCGAATAACGGTGGTACATGTTTGTTAGCTTATGTATCCACAGCGGAAGATTTTTCATTACATATGTATCTTTCGCCACCTATATTTTATTAATAAAAATAAAAATTTAAAAACATTTTGTAATATTAGAAATTGCGAAAATGTATATACTTAATACCTGTGTGTAACCCACAGGACATTCTTATGAATGTGCTCCTATAGGAGCTC